CAACTAACTAATTTACTGTTCACAGGTTTTGAGGTTCAGTCTGATAGTGTAAGCTATTTGGATGCTTTCATGTCCTTCGTGAAAGACTCTGAGAGTTTTACTTCATCTGACTTCGTTAAACGAACACGTAAATTTTTATCTATCACCATTTCATATGTCTTGGTCAATAGCTTCGGTTATGATCTTGAAGATGATTTAGTGCAACGTAGATTTTCCCTTCTTGTGAGTAAAGTTGAGAAAGCCGAGCTTAGTAGTCTCGATTTCTGGACTCAGATACTTACATACAGTGCTTATATATATGAGCGTGGGAAGATCTATATGGAATGTGGTAATATCACATCTTTCTTTGGCATAGACTCAACTATGTCCAAATGGTCTCAAAGATGCGATAAAGCCTTGGTGATGGCGATGCATTTGGGAAATCCATCCTTAGCTTGGGAGAACGGAGTCGTTGATCAACCTTTCAACGCCTTCTCTCTTAAAGATGAGGTGGACGATCTCATCAATCAAAGTGAAGCTTATAGATTGACTCTTTCCTCATGTGGTTATCTTGAAAAGAAAACTATCATGAGCTACGTTTCTCGTTTGCGCTTAGCGCAACTTGATATCGTTAAAGAAATTCAATCATATGGGGTTCGTAAACAACCGTTTGGTATTATTTTCACAGGTAAATCTGCACAGTTGAAATCATGGCTTAGTCGCTATGTTTTTCATACTTTTGCTGCAGTTATGAAAGATCTAGGCACTCCTTTAGAGGATGACCCAGATCGTTTCTTTTATGTTAAAAATCCGTACGAAAAATTTTGGACAAATTTCAACCCTTCAATGTGGGCGATTTTGTTAGATGATATGGCTACTATTAAAGCTGATAAGCTTAAAGAAGTCCCTCCTGACATTCAAAATTTTATTCATGTGCAGAACAATGTTCCTTTTACACCAGAACAAGCTGCTATTGAGCGTAAGGGTATTACACCTCTTAAAAATTTACTCACTGTGGGAACATCCAACGCTGAATTACTGAACTTATCTTCTCTTTTAAATTGTCCATTAGCGGCCTTGCGTCGTTGGCACTTGATGATTCGAGTGGAGCTCAAAGAAGAATATGTCAACAATACGATGGTTGATTGTTCGAGAGTTCCTGAGAACATTGGTGACTTCGATATGTGGAATTTTATCCCATACTATGCTGCCCCACAGGGTGAGCATGGCGCTGTGCGCGCTGTTCATTTGGAGCCGATAACATCTTTTGCCGAATTTACAGACTTTCTTGTTGCTGCTATTACAAAATACGCAGGACATCAAGATAAGGCTGTCAAGGCGATGGAAGATCTTAAAGGTCATAAACGTTGTCCAAAGTGTTATGTACTGTTGCAAGATGGTCCATGCACTCGGCACGAAGAACTTGTTGTTCAATCAGGTCTCGATTACGCTATACGCGTATATGATCGCGGTCAGAGAGCCTATAATTCTTATATGGAAAATCGTAATCTCGGTATTTCAGAATATCCTGAAAATCTTGCTTTTCCTTCTACGGAATGGCAATATCTCTCTTATGAGACGATTATTATGTTTTTCATAGGTATTTTATGGGTTTTCTTTTGGTTGACAACTTTCTTTGTTAAAAGTTTCGTTAAATTGACGCAGCCTATGGCAGGTTTTCGATGGGTGCAAAGTTTGCGACTTAGGTTGCTTGTATTTGCATACAAAGTTGATTTTGCTATAATGAGAATTGTAATCAGTTTCTTTACCTCGCGAATTTCACGCCGTATAAAGCGTAAATTGCTTAAAACGCAGAGGATAGCGAAAACTATTGCATTACTCGCTGTATTTGCAACTACTGCTTTCTTTGTTGCACGTCGCTTTAAAGATGTAAAAGTCTTTAGTACGCAGACGCGTAAGAATAGAAAAAGTAAGAAAAACGTTACTTTTGCCCAACAAGGCAACATCCCGACTCCTATGAAAGAACAAGAGAGAGAACGCGTTTGGTTCAATTCAGATCCAAGTTTGCATATGAGTGAGTTATCACAAGTCCAAAAGACTGGTGGTACTTGTTCTCTTGCAGCTTTCACTGAAAAGATTTACCCTAATGTTTTCAAAGGACTTCTTATCAAAGGCGATGAGGCGGGTGACTTTCAAGCGTTGTGCTTAGGAGGTCATCTATACGTCACTAACAAACATCACTTTGTTGATGAGAAAGATGGAATCACACTCGGTAATTTTCTCTCGGGTTCAGGTGTCCGTCCACTCAAGGCTATTCCTTTACAGTCTATTAAGATGTGGGCAGCACCCGGAACCGATCTTATGTTCATGTGGATTGAAGATTTACCTGACTGCAACGACATAACGTCGTATGTAATGTCAGGACCTCTGAAATTCCCATGCGTAGGTCGATCCGTTGCTCGTTTAGAAAATGGACATAAAAAAGTCTATGATCTAACAGCATTAACCTCTGAGAAAATGCGTCATCCTAATGTATCTTGGACGAGTGATAATCAGTTCGACAGTGTTTATGGTCGACTGTCCGGGGAGCTCACAGTTTTTGGAGACTGTGGCATGCCTCTTATCACAAAGCTAGGCGACTATGGGTGCGCCATCTTAGGAATTCATGTGGGATTGAATGCAAAAGAAAAGGTTGGCATTAGCCAAGTTTTGCTTCAGTCACACATTGAACAAGCTAAACGAGAGCTTGGAATTGACTTCTTAGTCCAAAGCGGCACTCCTTTACTATCTCTAGATGGATCTGAGGTAGAGTTAGGAGCCATGCATTTTCAAAGCCCGTTACTCTACTTTTCGAAGGGTTCGGCGAAAATATATGGTCGTATGCCAGGATTTCGTCAAGAGTCCAAGTCTCGCGTAAAACACACATATATTCATGATGGTGTCATATTGAAATCAGCAAAAACTTCAATGCCACATATGTCTCAGCACGGTCCTCCGTGCATGAAAGGTTACGCCCCCAAGCGTAATGCTCTTGCTAACATTTTTAGTTCAGCTTCTGGTTATGATGCCAGAGTGCTGGATGAGTGTGTGCAGAGTTTTCTTAAGGACATTCGGGAGAAGTTGAGCGTCGAGCAAATCCAAATGTTGGAAGTGTATGCTGACGAAGTGGCAGTGAATGGTCATTGCGAAGTTACATATGTTGACCCTATCAAGAGAAAGACTTCTGCTGGTTACCCTTGGCGGAAATCAAAGAAGTTTCTTTCGAAAGAAGTTGATCCTTTACCTTTTGCGCCAGATCCAATAGATTTCTTTCCCGAAGTCTGGGATCGAGTGCGAATAATTGAGGAGAAACTTAAACGAGGTGAGCGCAGCATGCCTGTGTTTACTGCTCATTTGAAGGATGAACCCGTTTCAGAGAGTAAAATCAAGAGTAAGGCAACCCGAATGTTTTCAGGAGCCCCTCTAGATTTCTCGCTGGTTATGCGGAAGTATTTTCTTTCAAGTGTTCGTTTAATTCAAAACAATAGGTTTGTTTTTGAAGCTGGTGCAGGAACTGTTGTTCAGTCTCCTGAGTGGAGAGAAATCTTTGATTATCTCACTCAACATGGAGAAGAGCAAATAGTTGCAGGCGACTATGCTAATTTTGATAAATCTATGTTTGCTTCTTTTATATTAGCAGCTTTTCGTATTTTAGAAGAGTTGTGCAGGTCTTCAGGGAACTTCGATGATGAGGAACTACGTTTAATGCGAACTCTCGCAGCTGATGTAGCTTTTCCTTTGACCGACTTCTTTGGAGATCTGGTGATGTTTTACGGAACAAACCCCTCTGGGCATCCTCTAACTGTGATCATTAACGGTTTGGTCAATAGTCTCTATATGAGATATTGTTACCATTGTTTGAATCCACAGCATGAGGTGCTCAGTTTTCAAAATAGTGTTTCACTCATGACCTATGGCGATGATCTAATTATGGGAGTTAGCGCAAGCATCCCGTGGTTTAATCACTCAACTATAGCTCAAGAACTAAGTGAAATACGCATTCTATTCACAATGGCAGATAAAGAACAAGAGAGTGTGCCCTATATAAGTATATGGGAAGCCACTTTCTTAAAGAGGTCTTTTTGTTTGGACTTGGAAACAGGGATAATGATGTGTCCACTGGAGTTCAAGTCAAAGAATAAGACGCTGTTGTGGGGTGTCGAGACTGCATTATGTCCTGAATACCATTCACTTATTAAATTACGTGATGTTCTAAGTGATTTCTTCTTCTATGGAAGAGAAGTTTTTGATGAACGACGTGCTTTATATTTGGAAATTGCTCAGGATCATGATTTAGGGCGTTTTTGTCCTATGGTCAAAGGCACTCAAATAACTCTGGACCAATGGTTCTCAACTTTTGATGATGAATTGCAGACTTTTAAAAGTCGAGCAAGGATTTCGTCTTAAGTTGGGCGTCAAAGGCCAACCGGTTTTTCAAGTGCTTTACCCTCGGAGGTGAAATTAAAGCACTATCTGCAGGTAATATTCAAGAAATTTCTCTATCGCCATAATAGAATCTTGAAGAGTATCCTGCAGAGATAGGTGTGTTGCTTTTTAGCAAAGTTTGTAGGTATTCTATCACACCGTTGTTGAGGCTCACCCCTCAGTTACGTGAAACCTTCTGGCGTCGCTGTAACAGTCTAGGTTGGCTGTTATAAGCAAAAGAATTCGACCTGCGTCAAGTAAAATTGCAAGCGACGACTCTGGAGTAGTTGTCCAAAATACTGGTTCCGATGTTGAGCCAGTTCCGTCCACTCCCCATATAGGGACGGAACATCAGGATACGAACACTCATCAAACCGTGTCCTTCATGGATGCTTCACCTAGTGTTGAAGTGTCCTTTCCTGCTTTGCAGGATAAAACCTTTTTTGCAGATGAAACTCCATTGGATGATCTGGCAAAGTTTCTAAGCCGTCCAGTAAAGATTTTTGAAGTCAATTGGACTGAAGGAGTAGCCTATCCAGGCGCCTACTTTAATCCATGGCATCTATTTTTCAATACTGCAGCCATTAAGCGTAAAATTGACAACTATTCATTTCTTAGTTGCAATTTGCATCTTAAGGTTGTCGTCAATGCGTCTCCATTTTATTATGGAGCCATGGTGATGTCTTATGATCCTATACCCGGTTATACTTTGGTACCCCAATCACCTGCGGCCCCTCGCCATATGATGGAGAGAACTCAGCGGCCGCATATTTGGGTTTATCCGCAAAATAATCAAGCTGGAGAGCTTGTTCTCCCTTTCTTCTGGTTTCGCAACTGGCTAGATATTACAACAAATGTTGATTTGTTGGCTATCGGTCGGATGGATGTTCAGGAAGTCGTTGCGCTGCGGCATGCAAATGCTGTAGCAGGTGGCACTATTTCTATTCAAGTTTATGCTTGGGCAGAAAACGTTCACCTAACAGGACCGACTTTTTCCCTGGCCATTCAGAGTGGAGCTATGAAGAAAGTTAAGACTGGCGATAAATCGTCTACAAATGATGAATACACAGGTCCCGTATCTCGTGTAGCTTCATTTGTTTCGAATATTTCCAGCAAATTGACGTCTATCCCTATTTTTGGACCGTATGCGCGAGCAACTCAAATAGGAGCATCAGCTATTGCTGGTATTGCTTCTATGTTCGGATACACAAATGTCCCCGTAGTGGCAGACGTTATGCCTATGCGAAATATGCCTTTTGGCAATTTTGCAAATTCAGAGATTGGTGCTCCAGTTCAGAAATTGACGCTGGATCCCAAAAATGAGTTGACCTTAGACCCGCGTACTGTGGGCTTGTCGGGCGGAGATGAACTGAGTATTTGTTACCTTGTGTGCAAAGAATCTTGGGTCAACTCTGCTTTGTGGGAGGTATCAGATGGTACTGGTATTCAATTGATGCAAGTGCCAATTAATCCTATGATGGTTCATTCCATCAATTCGGGGATTAATGAGACTACCTACAACACGACTCCTATGGGCCTCATTTCTCAGTTTTTCCGATATTGGCGGGGCAACATAGTTGTTCGTATCAAAGCCATATGCACGCAATATCACAAAGGGCGCCTACGTATTTCGTGGGATCCTTTGTATGTTCCGGGCGTTGGTGATGACAACACTACTGTTGCATTCAACAAGATCGTTGATTTGAGTCCTGAATTGGACATGGAAATTGAGATAGATTTCCTACAGGCGCGGCACTGGCTGAAGACCTTACCAGTCATCAGTCCAGCAATACCTCGGATGAAAGGAGGTATCCTGATAGCCGCGGGGAAGAACACTTTACCTGCATCGAACAATGGACTACTTACGGTACAAGTTCTAAATGAACTGTCCGGGCCAACTACAACACCAGTTGAGCTTATGCTGTTTGTTCGAGGTACTCCCACTTTGGAGTTTCAAACACCGACTAATCACTTAGGTGATGTTGGTGGTTTTACTACTTCTTACTTCACTGTTCAATCTGGACAGATGAGTAATTGTGGAGAGCACATTGCTGGAAGTGAATCGTCCCAAGAAACTGATTCCTATGCAGTCTATGCTGGCGAGGTTGTGCGTTCGATGCGCGTGTTGTTGCACCGTGCTAATCAGGCTTCTCCGTCTTCATTTATGAATACGGCTGGAGCAACTGATTATGTTAGTGCTATGTACGTGCGTCATTCGCCCTTCCCTGCGCTCGGTGGATTTAATCCACAAGGCGCTTGGTCAGCAACTGGTTTGAATTCAGGCGTCCGTGAGAATTATGACTATGAAATCTGTTCTCCCCTTACGATGCTCGCTCCCTGTTTTGCAGGTTGGCGAGGATCTATGGTTTGGCATTATAATGCAAATCGATGGGGTCGAACTAATTACAATTCGGTCACAGTTTCACGTACTGATGCAAGTCCCTTTGTAGCAGGCGGAAAGAATGTACCCACTTATGGGTTTTCTAACACGCCTACTAATGGTCCATCTGCCTATGCTTCTGGAAGACGGTATTTAGCCACAGTTAACAATGAATTAACACCAAATCTTGGTGCTGAATTGTTTGCAACTAGGACCCAGAGTGGAATCTCCGTTGGAGTTCCATTCTATGCTAATACGCGTTTTCACGGCACGGCACCTGTTCTACAAAACTGGGGAATTGCTGATGACGATAGTGCCAACCAACTTGTATCCATAGAGGTACTAGGTTGTCCTATTCGTGACGCTAATTTCGCCGATGACTACGTCTTGGAACGCTATTATGAAGCAGGTCCAGATTTTAATCTGTTCTTCTTCATGAGCGTGCCCGAGATTCGTGTGCATGCGAATCCAGTATCCGCAGAAAATCCTTGATTTTCTGCCTTTCATCTTTTACACAGAGTGGGTGTGTAATCGTAGATCTTATGGGTCACCCAAGCACTTAGTGAATAACTAGGAGAGTTTTTAAACCGATGATGTTCGGTGGAATTTTTAGTTCAAACGTGCTGGGGTGATCCAGACGTTCGAACTGTTTGTTTCTCTTTTGAAACATATCTCTCACTACGTTTTACTAAGTGGTAACGCC